AGTAAAGAGATTGCTGTGTCAGCTTGATATGTTCAAATGCTAATTAAGTATAGCATACAGCTATGAATTTTTCTATTGCGTTCCCCTGACTTCGGAATAGTGGCAGGACTGGCTGTCTTTGTTTTGCTTTGTGCTTCTCTACCGTACATGAGCATTTGCGCCGGGATTATCGTTGCCATACCCTTCCAGCAGGTTGATGACACCCCAGATGCCCAGACCCGCGCCAAGGGCAATCACAAGCGTTTGCAGTACCGTCACTGCAGACGAGAAAAATGCCATAGAAATATACCTCCATATTCATATATTGGGATTAGAAAAGGCCGCCAGATTCGGCAGCCTGCTGTTGAAGCTCCTCTGCCCATTCATCCAGAAGCGCTTCCTCTTCCTCGGACGTGCCGCTGACCTCGACTTCGACAGCGTCAAATTCTTCTTCCAGCCGCAGTTTCAGCTGATGCGACAAGTATTTTTCGATATGGAAAGCGTTCTTTGGTTGAAAATCAGACAGATATTTGTAGTTCGGGTGTTTGGTAATGTCGTATTTTTCGGATAAAAACGGGCGCACACCGCGCAATTGGAGGATGCACTTGCCGCCATCCATGACGGCTAATTCGTCCATCGTCATCAGCGATTTTCCGAGCTTCTGGTAGTTCAGAGAGTGCGATACCTCGCGCCCGCGGCTTTCACCGGTGTTGAATGTGTCGATTGTTTCTTTCCCAAGCAGTTCCTCCATTTCTTTCAGCGTCGTCTTTTCCTTGCCGCCCAGAAAGAGCAGCGTATCGCAGTTGCCGACGATTGTATCAGCACTGTCCTTGTAAATCGCTTTGAGCTGAGACTGCGCCTGAAGCACAATGCATGCCGAAATTTCTCGGCTTCGGATGGTCGCAATCAAGCGCTCAAAGTTCGGGATTTGCCCAATGTTGGCGAACTCATCCAGCAGGCAGCGCACATGGACAGGCAGTCTGCCGCCATACACATCATCCGCTTTTTCGCAAAGCAAGTTGAACATCTGCGAATACGCCAGACTAATCAGAAAATTGAAACTGGCATCCGTGTCGGACATGATGAGGAAGAGTGCAGTCCGCTTATCTCCCAGCGTATCAAGGTGAAGTTCGTCATAAGCCGTAATTTCCCGCAGTTCCTGAATATCGAACACCGCAAGCCGTGCGCCGCAGCTCACCAGAATCGACTTGGCGGTCTTGCCAGCAGCCATCCGGTATTTGGCATATTGCCGCACTGCAAAGTGTTCCGGCTTTTCCGCTTTCAGCTTTTCAAACATCAGGTCAACAGGATTTCGGTATTCCTCGTCCTCCTCGCGAACTTCCATGCTGTTCAGCATGTCAATCAGCGTCGTAAAATTCTGCGCCGCGGGCGGAAGTTCGTAGTGGATGTAGCCAATCAGCGCCATATAGAGCAGCGTTTCCGCCTTGACCCAGAAGTCGTCGCCGCCTTTGCCCTCACCCTTTGTGTTTGCGATGAGCGCCGTCACCAGCTTCAAAATGTCTTTTTCGCTTCGGATATACGCAAACGGGTTGTAGTGCATGGACTTTTTGAAACTGATGACATTGAAAACCCGCACGTCATATCCGGCAGCGGCAAGCATCTTTCCGCACTCCGTAATCAGCGTCCCTTTCGGGTCAGTGACCACAAGGGAGTATCCCTTCGTTTTGGTACACTGCATGATGTTCGGCTTGATGAAAAAGCGTGTTTTGCCGCTGCCGGAACCGCCGATGACAAGCACGTTCTTATTCCGCGCGTTTTTGGGATTCGCCGGGCGGCTGCTCATGGTCAGACGCTCCGTCTGGGTCAGGATGATGTTGTTCCACGGGTCAGCGTCCATGAACGGCGCAATGTCGCTTGGCTTTCCCCAGCGGGCAGCGCCGTATTCTTCGCCGTGCCGATACTTCTTGGCATTCCTGCGTTTTGCATGTACCAGCAGGCACAGTGCGCATCCGCACAGAAACCCAATCAGCAGGTCAAGGGGCACAAAGCCGGACAGTCCGTTTCGGAACGCCATTGCCGCGCCATCCCGCAGGTGCAGGAATTTCGCGGAAAAATCCGTCCCGGCTGACAGCCGCCATGCTTCACTCAGCTTCGCCGCGGCAAGTCCAATAACCCCGTAGGGCAGATGCAGCAGCAGGCGTTTTTTCCATGCGTCGGCGTTCATCTTTCCCTCCCTTTCTGCCTGCTGCGCTCCTTCTGTTTGCTGGGGGATGCCGTATCCAGCTGAGGCTGAACATTCCGCTGCGCCTTCCGCTTCGCCAGAAAATCCATTGCATACGCGCGCATTGCCTGATCAATGGCTGCACGGTCGCGTGCTTTGAAGAACACCAGATAGCGCGTTTTTCCGCTGTCGGAAGTGCCTTTATGAATGGCATAATCCACCCCATATTGACGGGCGTATCGTTCAAACGCCTTCACCTCCTGCCGGTCAGCCAGCGCAGTCTGCTCAACGCCCTGATTCTGCCCGATGAGCTGCTTCACGCTCTGCCTGCCCTGCGGTTTCGCCTGATGATGCTCCTTGGCTTTGTTCCATCCGAGTTTCAGCGCTTTCGCGAACGCCGTCGCCAATGTTCTTTCAGTGAATTTGCTGGTATTGATGATGAGGGAGAGCGTTTTGTTTTCGATTTCTTCCTGCATTGGAAGCCTCCGTCATGAAAAAGTGCAGCGCGCCGCCCAAGGCGGGACTTCCAAGCGGCGCAGGAACAGCTTTTGATGATACACCATTCGCTTACGCCTTTCGCCGTCTGCGCATCAGCAGCATGGTGCCGCTTATCAGCATCAGGGCAATGCCGATAAGCATCACCCCCGATGCCGCCAGCTGCACGCCGGTCTGAATCGTCGTGTAGTTGACCCACTGCGGCATTTCTTCGGGAATCTTGTAGTGCTCGTCAATGACCAGCTTCCGGACATCGCCGCTCAGGGTGTATCCTTTCAGCGTTTCTGTTTCCTGCAAATAATAAGTGCCGTTCTGCAAGTGCTCGGCGCGGACAATGCCGTTCTCATCGGATTCCAGCGTTTGCAGGAGATTGCCGTCCGCATCCCGCAGGGCAAATTTCACGCCTTGCAGCGGTTTGCCATCAGCATCGACTTTGATGAACGCATAAGAATCAGGAATGTTTACCAGCAGCACCGGCGCTGTTCCCGACCAGCTGTCATCCACTTGGAAGCGATAGTCCGCCATGCGGCTGTAACCGCTGGGGGCAGCCGCTTCATGGACAGTCCACACGCCATAATCAAATGCTGTAAAGGCAAACGCACCGTTTTCGTCGCTGACAGCCGTTTCTGCTACAATGCCTGTTTCCGCGTTGATGAGCTTAAAGAGAATGCCTGCCATCGGCGTTCCGGCTGTATCCACCTTAATAAACTGGATTTTCTTCTGCTGATTCACCACCGTCGCTATCGTTTCTTCCGCATTCGTCCAGTTCGGCGTTACCGTCACCGAAATTGCGCTGCGGTTCAGCAGATACCCATCCGGCGCGGACGTTTCGCAAATGGTGTACTGTCCCTGCGGAACGAAGCGGAAGCGCACCAGCCCGTCTGCATCCGAAACAGCCGATGCCGTTTCGCGTCCGTCCGCATCCAGCAGCACGAACTGCGCCCCTGACAGTGCCTTTCCATCCGCCTCGGTCTTTTGAAGCAGAATTTCGGCGGGATGGTTGATTGAAGAAACCGTAGCGGAAACAATCGGCGTTTCCTGATCCGACGCCTGAATTTCTACGGTGTACGTCGTCAAATCCAGCACATACCCGGACGGAGCGCTGATTTCCTTGACCGTGTATTTGCCCAGCGGCAGCAGCGGACTTTTCTCAACGCCTTCGCCGCTGGTGGTCATCGTGGCGACCAGCTCGCCGCATGAATACCACTGTGTGCCGTCTTGCCCGACAATGTTCTCCGCCGCCCGAATCTCAAATACCGCGCCTTTCAAATACCCCTGTTCACCCGTCGTCTGCATCTGCCCGGTCTTTTCCAGCAGAATCTGCCCCTTGATGGGCGTATTGAGGATGCTGACGTTTTGAATGGGCACGTTCTCCGCCAGTGATGCAATCGGCAGACAGAAGAGCAGCAATGCCGCCAGCAGCATGGGCAGAATGTTTCGTTTTGTGTTCATGGATGCCTCCCGTTTCCTTGTCAGTCAGCATTGCCGGGAATCGAAACGGTAACGACACAGCCGCTGTCCAGATACCCGTCCGGCACGGTGGTTTCGCGGATTTCGTAGATGCCCCACGTCAGCACAGGCGTGACTGCCACCCCTTCCGCATCCGTGGTGATGACCGCCACAACCTCGCCGCACCCTTCCTTGCCATGCGAAGGCAAGCCGCTCACGCGGATGACCGTAAAGACTGCGCCAGCCAGACTTCCGCCCGTTTCCGCGTCCGTCTTGACAATGCGAACCTGTCCCTGCATGGGCATATTCGTCACGCTGCGCTCCACGGTTTCGTCCATGACGACGGTCACTTTTTCGCTCCACAGGCTGTTCACATAGCCGACGGGCGCTTCATGCTCCTTGACCATGTAGTCGCCGACCAGCAGGCTTTCGGACATTGCCACGCCTTCCTCGTTCGTCAGCATGTTGGACACCAAGTCGCCCGTGCTGCCATCCTCATTCAAGGCGTAGATGTCAAAGCGCACGCCCGCAATGGGATGACCGTCCAGTGCATCCGTTTTGATGACCCGAATCCAGCCGGGCGCATCCTCATTGACCACCGTCGTCAGAATCTGCACAGGGTTCTGATAAGTGCCGTCAATCGTCACCTGCCATTCGCCGGTGGACGGATGATAGCCATAAGGCGCTTGAATTTCCCGGATGGTATAAGTGCCGTACCCCAGTTTCGAGAAGGTCAGATAACCGCTGTCATCGGAAGTCTGCTGCTGCACGAGCGTGTTGTTGGCATCGTAAATGCCGAACACAGCGCCGGGCAGCGGCTCGCCGTTCTCCTTGACCTTTTTCAGCTGAATCTTGTTGATTTCATCCCGAATTTCGGTTTCCCCGATGATTTTTCCTTCGCTTGTCACCGTGAAGGTTTTTACCGCCACATTCAGCGCATACCCCTCCGGCGCATAGGTTTCCTTGAACGTATACGAGCCGGGAACAAGCGGAATGTCCGGCAGCTGACCATTTTCATCCGTATACGCGCGGTAAATGGTGCTGCCCTGCGCATCGTACACTTCAATCAGCGCACCGGGCAGCGGTTCCTTGCCGGTAATGTCCCGCTTGGTAATCGTCACCGGCGTATAAATCAGGCGGTTCAGGATAGGCGCATCCAGCGTGATTGCGATTGCTTCTTCCGCTGCATCCATGTTTTCGGGTGTCAGCAGCACCGGGTACTGCTCGGTATTCAGCAGCCAGCCATCCGGCGCGGACAGTTCTTTGACATAATACGCACCATGCGGATACATGCCGGAGAAGGTCAAATTGCCCTTGGCATCCGTGATGCCAGTCGCCATCAGCGTATGGGCAGGCAGCTTCTGGCTGTCGCCGTAGGCAATCACCCCTGCATTGAACAAGCCGAACACGCAGCCTTCGCCGGGAACTGTCTCGATGGACGAGCGAATCATGCCGTCCGCCGTTTCATCCACTCGAATCGCTTCCTGCTGTTTGTGCAGCGTCACCCGAATCGGCAGATAGGTGTTGACAGCGGAGACTTTCACTTCCACCACTGCCGTCTGCTTGCCTGCCGCCGTCAGCGTGAAGGGATACGGGGTATCATCCAGCAAATAGCCGTCCGGAGCGGAAACTTCCTGCAAGCAGTAGCTGCCCAGCGGCAGCGGCTTCGAGTTCACTGCGCCGTCTGCACTGGTGGTCAGTGTTTGCACCAGTTCCCCCTGCTTGTAGAAAACCGTTCCTTCCTTGCCGACAACATCCGCCGCAGCGCGGAGTTCAAACACAGCGCCCTTCAAATACCCCTGCTGATAAACAGGCTTCATGACGGTATTGCCCCATTCATCCTGCTCGTCCGTAAAGCGCACCAGCTGCAAGCCGGTCTTTTCCAGCGCCACGCTGCCGCGCACGGGCGTGTTGGTCACATTCACCGTGATGGTTTCTGCCGCTGCTGCCGAAACAGACAGGCTCATCACCAGCAGCACCAGCGCAAGCACCCAGTGCATCCATTGCTTCATCTGCTTCATTTTTCTTCCTCCTGTTATTTGATTTGAACGATGGTCACAAAGTCCGTATCCACATAGCCGTCCAGCGCATTGGTTTCCGCAATTCGATATTCTCCCCACGGAAGCGCTTCGGTCTGTGCGATGCCATCCGCATTCGTCGTAATTGTTGCGACAACCTTGCCAATGTTGGAAGCATTGTCCGATGCAGGCGCGGTCAATCTCATCACCGTGAACGTGACACCGGGCAGCGGTTTTCCGGTCATGCTGTCCGTCTTGATGATCCGGATGATGCCCATCATGCGCTCGTTGATGAACATGCACGCCGTGTCTGCCCCCGCCGTCACCATGATTTCCTGCGCCGAGACAACCGACAGCCGATACCCCTGCGGTGCGGTTTTCTCGCGAACCTGATAGCGTCCCGGTGCAATCCCGGAAAAAACGGCACGTCCCTGCGCATCCGTCACTGCTTCTGCCAGCACCGCGCCGGATTCATCCAGCAGCTCAAACACTGCGCCTTGCAGCAAAATGCCGTCCATGGACTGCTTGGTCACAAACACCGTGCCATACAGCAGTTCAAACGTGACAACGGCGGATTGCAGCGGGTACGGTGTACCGTCAATCGGGACGAGCACTTTCTGGATGGAGGCGCTGGGGATTCCGACCAGAAAGCCTGCTTCTTCCGCGCTGGACGCGATTGATTCCATATAAACAGAGAAGCTGCTTTTGTCCGACGCAATCCGGATGGTATCGCCGCTCTTGACATAGTAGTACGCTTCATCCGAACCGCCGCTGTTCCCCGTGATGCTGCCCACTGCCTTGGAAATCCGAATCAAATCCGCATCCGTCGTCAGCGTAACCGTACCGATATAGCCGCCGTCTGACGCTTGGATGCGCTGACCGCTGACGGTGATTTTCCCGGTGATTTTCGCGTATGCAATCGCGTTTTTCGCCAGCCATCGGGCATAGGTCAGATACACTTCCGGTGCGCCGCCGGAGAAGGCGTAGAAATTATCCATGTCCCAATAACTGCGGACGTACTGCGCGCCTTCCAGCTGCTTAATCACCTCGCGAATAGCAAACTGACCCGCGACACGGCTCCACACTTCGTTGTTTGCATCACTGCGATCCAGCACCATAAACGGGTAGGTGTGCCGAAGCACCCAGCCGATGGCGTGCATGGTCTGCGCCTTGAAGCGCACCCCGTTCACGCCGCCGCCTTCTGCGGTGTTCACGAACGCCTCCATATCCAGCAGCGCATACGGGCCGGTTTCTGTTTTGTTCGCGCCCGACCCTTCGCCGGGGCCGGAAAGCGTATGCTCAAGGCAGTACACGGGGAAGTTTTCCAGATAGTGCGGTGTCGCATAAATCGTGCCGTGCGATGCCGATTTCGCCAGCTGTGGATACGCCGCGTCCCTGCCGGAACTTCCTTGCAGCCCCGACTGTCCCGCCTGAAAGCTGCCGATTTTGCCATGAATATTCTTCAGGCTGAATCCATCCGTTTCTGCGGTATACGTTTGCATTTCCCGGAGCAGGCGCAGCATTTCTTTGGGATACGCGAAGTCCGTTACCGTGCAAGCATCCGCATCCGTTTCGCCGGTTTCCGCTGCCATCACCCACACCGTTTCGTCAGCCGTCCACTTCATCTTGCCGCTGGGGAAAGAATCGCCGTACAGGAAGCGCACCTGATACCACACTGCGCCCGAAGCATCTTCCGCAATGGACACCACCTGCACCGCTGCTGCTTTGACGAAATTGCCCTGATACTCGCTGGAAAAATACGCTTCAGACGCATCATCATCCACCGCAGAAAAGACGCGCGTGTCCGTACTGACGCTGACAAAATCGCCAGGATTTACAGGCGGCACCGTTTCGTCGATTTCTTCCGCGCTGCTGATTTCTGGATGTACCGAAGCATCCGGCGATTCTGCGGCATCCGGCTGCTCCGAAGCGCCGCTTTCTTCCGCTTCGGGCAGATTCGATTCTTGGTGCGGCGCGTCCTGCGAAGGTGCATCCGCGGGCGTTTCTGCTTTATCGGATGCGTCCTCCGGGCGGCTGCCATTGACCACGAACAATCGCTTTTGACCGAAGGTAGTCATTCCGTCGCAGGATGGCACGTCGGCGATGCCCGACACATCCGCATCCGTCAAATAGCGGGTATCCAGCGACGCTGCCGGTACAAAGCCGCAGATGGTCTGCTGCTCCGCATCCAGAAACCAGACCTGCACGGCTTGATGACCGCTGAAAAACGCCGTCGCCAGCAGAATGGACGCATCATCAGCCGCGGCATAAACAATGCGCTCCTGCGATTCTGCGCTGGCGTACACGCTGACTGCCCGCACCGTCCGGACGTAGACATACCCATGTTCTTCAATCGCCGCCTGCAAAGGATGACGGTTGTCCGACGAACTTTCTTCCTCCGAATTGGGGAGCATTTCGTCATGGGACGGCTCATCCGGTGCATCGGATGCGGATTCGTCAGGCGCTTCCTCCACGGGTGGAAGCGCCTGTTCCTCTGCCGGAAGCACAATGACTTCCGTTCCCGTGATGTCCGAGGGTGTGGCTGCTTCTTCTGCTGCCGCACAGAGCGGAATGCAGGTCAGCACCAGCGCCGCAGACAGCATCAATGATGCAAATCGTTTCAAATTGGATTTCAATTTCATTTGCTTCTCCTTCTTATACTATTTTCGGATGAAAATGAGCCAAGATGCGCCGCGAATTTTTCACGCTGTCTAACGCGAATGAAACGCAGCGTAGCAGCGCTACGCTAAGTGGAATAAGCGGACGACAGCGGGGAAAAGGCGCAAGCAGATGGCTCAGGTGAATCCGAAAATAGTATTATTCTTGAACCGCCAGCACAATCAGACGGCCGCTTGCACCGCCCGCACTGCGGTCGCAGGTAATCAGGGTCAGAATGTGGTCATCCGCACCGACTGCCGCGCCTGAATCGTACAGTGCCTTGGCTCGTGCGCGGTCTACATACGCTTGAAACGCCTGTCCGCTGGCAAAATCAGCCGCCGCTGCATCCCAGTCACCAACCTGCATGTTGACGACGGCGAAAATCCGATAGGTGCGTTCGCCGTAAATCGTGTCCAGCTGAATGATGCTGTGCGCGGCGCAGTAGCCCGAATCCTTGTATTGCACAAGGCTGCTGAACATCGCGTCGCTATGGCTCAGGTGATGCCCGTAGATGGCAATGTTCCTGCTCGGTATCTGATAATCCGCCAACGGCAGCGAAAACAGGCATCCCAGCTTGCTGTTTTCGCCGCTGAACAGGTGCGTCAGGTAGTAGTCCGTCCTGTTCGACCGCACAACCGGATAATCCACCGGCGTACCCGGAATGGTGAGCCATGCGGCAAAATCCGGATTCTGCGCAACGCAGGCTTCTACATCGACACTGCGGGGATTTGCTGTCCGCTCTGCCTGTGCTGGCGCGTCAGTGTCGGAAGCAGCCGGGTGTGCGGAGGGCGGCGCGGCAGCGGGCACAGCGGTTTTCTCTGCCTGCGGCACTTCCAGCAGCAGAGGCAGCACGGTCTGCACGGCGGCTGCCGCGGGGGATGGCGCATCCTCCACCAGTCCCGAAGCCTGTTGAGGGGGCTTAACCTCTGCGGACATGCGCGTGTATACACGGTCATCTTCTTCGACCTCCTTTATCTGCCCGAAAATTGGGCAAAGAAAAATCATGCTTCCGAACAGAAACATGACAATCAGCAGAATATCCACTTTTCGTTTCATGCGTCTTTATCGCTCCTGCGACATTTGCCGCTTCCTCATCCAGTAATCCAGCAGCTTGAAAATTACCTTTTCCATCTGCTCCGTCGTGTAGGAACGTGGAAAATACTTGGTCAGCTTTTCCTGCGGCAGCACGACAGACCCCTTGACAGGAATCGTCTGCTTGTTCTCCGTCATGATTTCCATGATGCCCTGTTCCGACAGCGTGCCCTGTTTGCTTTCGCGCTTCATGCGCTGGGCTTGCGAGAGGGACGGTGTCTGCTGCGTGTTTTCCAAGGCGGTATCCAGCCACTGCTGTTCTTCCGGCTTCAAGTACGAAAGTTCCACGGCAGGGGTAAAGGCGAGTTTGCCCGCGTCCACCTTATCAATGAGCGGCGGCTCAAGGTTGTTCAGGCGAATGAAGCGTTGGACTTGTCGTCCGCTTTCTCCCGTCTCCTTACCGATTACATCTGCCATTTCAAAATTCCCGACAACTTGTCGGGAATTTTCTTTGGATGGACGTCCAGCTTTCCGGCGCATAGCTTCCATTTTCATTTGATACGCCTTGGCCCGTTCGCTGGGCAGAATGTTCTCGCGCTGCAAATTGCTGTCCACCATAATGATGACAGCTTCATCATCGTCCAAATCGCGGACAATAGCGGGAATCTCGTTCAGCCCTGCCAGCTCACAGGCGCGCTTCCGCCGATGACCGGACACAATTTCATATCCGCCGTCCGCCATCGGCCGGGCAATAATCGGCACCAGCACCCCATATTCCTTCACGCTCTCCACCGTTTCCATCATCCGGTCATCGTCCAGTACGCGGAATGGATGATCTTTGAAGGGGTGCAGTTTGCTTAGCGCAAGGCGCTGAATCTGCTCCTGCTGGCGTGAGGCTTCCGTGGAGAAAATGTCATCGTAGGAGGTCAGACTTGGCTTTCTGCCGCTGCTTTTCAAGCTGAAGCACCTCCTTCGTGAGCGCACGATACGCCTGCGCCACCTTGCCGCCGGGGTCGTACTCGAAAATACTCTTCCCGGTCGGGCTCGCTTCTGCCGCGCGGACGGAATGCGGAATCGCCGTCTCGAACACTTTGATTTTGCCGCCGTAAGTCTCCCGAATCAGCGTCGTGATTTCCTTGGCGTTGTTCGTGCGCCCATCCACCATCGTCATGAGGATGCCGTCGATTTTCAGCTTGGGATTCATTTGCCTGCGTACCTTTGCAATGGTTTGCAGCAGCTGTTCCAGCCCTTTGGCAGACAGGTAATGCGCCTGCACCGGGATGATTACGCGGTCTGCTGCCGCCAGCGCATTGATGGTCAGCATCCCCAGCGACGGCATACAGTCGATGATGATGCAGTCGTAGTCCTGCCGATTGCGGGCAAGCACCTGCTTCAAGATGGTTTCGCGGCTCATTGCATTCACCAGCGACACCTCCGTTCCCGCCAGCGCGATGTTAGCGGGCAGCAGGTCAATTCCCTCCGGATGATGCAGTATGCCTTCGCCCGGCGCAATCGGGACATCGTTCATGACCTTGGTCATCAGGTCTGCGATTGTGGGCGCAAGCTGATCCGGCTGCTGATTGCCGAGGCTGATGGTCATGCTGCCCTGCGGGTCAGTGTCCACCAGCAGCACCTTTTTTCCTTCCCGTGCCATCGCTGCACCTATGTTGATGCAGCTGGTCGTTTTCGCTACCCCTCCTTTCTGATTTACAGTTGCAAGCACCGTGGGGATGATTTGCCCCGCCTCCTTTCATTTGCCTTGATAAAGAAAAGCACCGACGATTTTCCGTCGATGCTTTCCTCCACCTTTGACAGCTTATATTATAGCACAACTTTTTTTCTCAAACTTTCTCAAACCTTCTCAAAGCTTCTCAAACCTTCTCATTCCTTCTCAACTTTTTGAAGCAGCATCTTATCCAGCATAAGCAAAGTTTCATTGAAAAGGCGATAGACACTGCTCAATCCCAAATGATACTGCTTTGCGACCGTCTTATACCTTTGCTTGTTAATAATAACCGCAACAGCAACGTTCCTTTTTTCTGTATCTCCTATACATTGGAGCAGCTTCATGATTTCATCAACCATCTGATTGTACGCGAGCGCACTCTGCTCATACAGCGCTTCGGCTTCCATGAGGCGAATGATGGCATCTTCATGGGCCGATACATGCCCATTGCCATTCCCGCGTTCACCACTTAAAGTTGCCGTCGTTTTCTCCGCAATGCTCTTGCTAACCGTCACTCTTGCTTGGGCTGCCTCCATACGTTCTTCTGCTTCACGCAGTTTGTTAATCAAATCAACCGCTCTCATTTTTGTGCCTCCTGATTTAACCGTGTCAAAATGTCATATCCATTCAAATCGCAGAGTGTTGAAAATAAGTCGGAAAAAAAGAAGTCAGCTGCTTCATCCTGCATATGATAATAGTACGCAAAGCGCTGCTGAAGATAATTCCGTTCTTCACCTGTAAGGCTCTTCCGCTTGGAATTCAGACGCTTGCTGATTTTCTTCATCATGCGGCTTCGGCTGCGATAGTCTTTTATCGCTTGGAGAATAATTGCGTTTGCCAATAGCTGATAAGGATTCTTTCCAGCCCTTAAAATTCTAAATTCATTCGTCCTTTTTGCCATAACGTTTAAAACCGCTTCCTTTCTATCTCAAACTGTGTTGCTGACTCCTATGCCATGCTTCATTGAAGAGGAACAAGGGTATCTAAGGAAATCTGCTCTAATTCCTCGCTCCATGCGTATTGCGGGAGAAGTCCCTTAACATCCGAAAAAGTACGGCTGGTTTTGTCAAAATACAGCATGACCATTTCGTCAACGACGCCTAAATCACGGTTTTTCATCACCTCCACAACGGTGCTGACATTGCGTGGAATTTCCAATTGAGGATAAACCGTCTTATAGCGTCCCATGAAGTCGACATTGACGCGATGAACCATGAACACATTGTCCGCGATATTTGTGATGTCTGCGGTGCCGCTGATGTCCCCTTTACGAAGGAAACTCTCTGTTTTTCGAGGATGGCAGATGAAGTGGATATGGACGTTCAGTTCCTTTGCCATTGCAGAAAAGAGCTTTACCGTTCTTGACTGCATGTCATACTTATCCGCTGCCGTCGCCATTGGGAAATCCAGCGCCATCAGATTATCAATAATCACAACTTCGGTCTGTTCTGCTTTGACCCACTCATAAATTGTTTTTAGGACTTCTTCGCAGTTCGTCCCAAAGCTATTATCGTAAATAGCCAGCTTTCCTTTCAGCAGCATGTCCAGCTTTCTTTCAATACCGGGTTTTAAGCAGTAATGATTCGCAGCAATGGGATCTGGCATGACATTATTCGGGCCTGCTGCTTGAAGCAGTACCCATTCGCGCACTCGTGATGCTGTCATTTCGCCAGAAAATACAGCTGCCTTGAAGCCGCCTGTGATTGCCGCCAATCCAAGCTGGCTGACCAAAGTAGATTTTCCGGATGCATTTGCCCCGCTCCAGATGCTCAATTCGCCCTTATTAAAGCCTCCGATTTTTGCATCCAGTGTGGCGAATCGCGACTGAATGACAACGATTTTACTGCGATCGTAGCTGGGGATAGAGGCTATGTCCAGCATTCGGGGTTTTCTTTGGGCAGCTGCATCAGGTTCAGTAGCAGCCGCGTTTTCACTCTGGATATGCCGAAGTGTAAATGGGGTATTCGCGTAAGCCATTGGGTCGATTTTCTCACGAAATTCATGCCAATGATACCCTGAACAGCTATTATGAAAGCAGTGGAAGCCAAACCGCCCATTGCTATAAGCAAAAACAGCAGCATCCCCATTGACATGAGAAGTATCAAACGGGCAATGAACAAGCTGATACTTAATGCCGTTGCTGATTGCTACCTTCTTTGCGACCTGCACTGCATGATCCGAAAGAAAGCGCTCAAGATTAAAACTGCTATTGCCGCAGGCAGTCGGTATGCTGTCAACCTGCACTGCCTTATGACACGCAGAAGCAATGTTCCGCACAAGATCCATAGATGTAAGTTGAATTTGAGATGGAAAGCGCAGAATTGCACTTTTTCGGTGCGGACGTTCAGATGTATTGGCTCCTTTATGCGTCATTGTCCCGTACAGTTTGGTAATGCGAGCCGGATTAAAAACAGCCGTATCAATTTTCACCATATCCGTGCTGAACCACTGGTCAAGCACATTTAGAAAATCCGACAGTGTTTGTTTTTCTTCTTTGCACGCATGAACCCGAAACAGCAGATGATACCCGTTTCCGCTGTCACCTACGACTGGCTCGCTAAACCCCAGTGCCATCAGCTTTTTCATCGCGGTAGCTGCTACTTTTCGTGCTGCTTCCTTTTCGGGCTTTGATGCACTGACCCCGCTTGGACGTACCGGATCGGCATCAATCAGAATCCAGCTGTACCCGGCAATATCGTTGTCAGATGTTGTTTCTTGCGGACGTTCTATCAGACGCTCGTGCTGAGCGCGTGCATAGCAGGCACTTTTGACAGGGTTCAGCGACTGGTAAAATGTTCGATTCGGATATTTCGCAAGTTCTGACTGAATTGCAGGACTGCCCGCTTTGAAGTAGCCGCTGATAACCGGCTTCGGGTCAATACTTCGGATTTCGACAACATCATCGGGCTCGTGAAGCAATTGCAGCCATTTCACCATGAGGTCGTCCATTCCTCGCTGTCCTCACTTTCTTTGGGTGTTATGCAGTCTCGCCAAGTTTCTTTATGAAGCCATGTCACTAAGCTGGGAATATACCTGCCATTCTCCTTGCGCCAATTGAAGGAACGTTTTGCTTCTTCCAGCGAATCAAGAATCGCCTGTACCGTAGCGCCCTGTACCAGAGCTGCGCGGAAAATTTCGGCAGCTTCCGCTCGGCGCGTTCGTCGCTCAATCGGATATGCCAGCCAAAGTTTTTCAAATTCCTCCGGTTCGCTGGAATAAAGTCTGGCACCAGAAGCGGCTGTCTCTCTTTCTTTGTATTCTTCTATAACGGGAGCCGCCGCAGCCCCAATTTCCGGGCTGGGGCAGCCCCATTTCGGAGCCGTATCAGCCTCCGTGCTGGAGCTATGGCAGCCCTTCATGGGAGCCGCTATGGCCTCGGCATTCGCAGCATTTTGCCGCCCTTGCACGTCATGAATGCGTTGCCTGCATTCTGCAAACGTATCAAACCGCATGACAGTAATAATCGTTCCTCTGCTGCTGCTTCTAATCGCGACGACATTCAATTCTTGAAGCGCCTTCAAGTGGCGCTGGTACTTGTGAATCGACCATTGCAGCTGCTCCGAAGCGGTCTGTCTTGAGATAAGAACCTCATTGGCGTGCAGCACTATTCCTTGCCAGACAGTATCAGCATGATTTAATCTATAGAGCAGAAAGTGATACAGCTTAAACAGTGCATCATTCTCCCAAAGCGGCGTCTGCATCAAGTCCGGGGATGACTTTACAAATCTTGAATTGCCCTGAATCATCGTAACCCTCCAAATGCGTTGAGTCCCTCAAAAACTGCTTTTCCCTATGCAGCTTCATGTCCTGCGGCAGTTTCAGAAAAACTCTACCAGCTGCTCCCGAAGCCCATTCCGAATCTGATGCAGGCAGCGATCAATTCTTCGGCAATTGACACCCATCAGCTGTGCAATTTTCCTATTTGACAGACCGTTTTCTGATAGCTGAAACAGCAATGCACCATGATTTACAATTGAATCCGCATATTTGTATACTGCTGACCACATTTCGTGCATCAGTACCGTTTTTTCTACGTCATCAGGACTAACCAGCACATCAATCCTGCGCATCGTTTTATCAGCTTCATCATCATCCTGCGATTCGTTATTATCAAGCAGCGAATCAAGACTCACATAGATACCCTTTCTGCGCCAATAGCAGGAAAGGCAGTCGCCGCAGCATTGCAAATAGTCTTTTTGCGCACAGCGCCGCTCTTTACGCATCTTCGCACGCAGGGTACTGTTCATCCGATGAAGCTCGATTTTCATTTCAGCGGTGACCGGAACACGTTTGTGATAAATTGAAATGAAAGCACTTTGCTGACCGCTTTCTGCCACGAAAAAATCCTCCCTTCAGCTTACTGCCTAATCGGAGGTTTCAATCACAATACCGCCAGCACAAAGCTAAACAGCCCATGAAGAAAGTCACTCCAATCGGCTGCATCGGCACTTCCAATGCTGACTGCATCGTATTCTGTTAAGAAACACCTTGTGTGGAAGCGATTTTGATCAGGAATCATCACGCGGCATTCCTGCGAACGTTTTATTTCAGCTCGCACGAATATCATAGCATAGCGTCTTAAAATCAAGAAATCCGAATCAGAAAACTGAAAGGCAGCAAAATCAAGGCATTCCGTTGTGGGCGGATTTTTTCAATACTGGGATTGCCGATTTGTCAAGCAGTACTGCAAAGCAACGTTTTCTGTTTCAGAAATTATTTATTTTCTGTTACAGCTAAGTGCTCGCATTCAGCCGTTTACAAAGCAAAAAGCTGCTCATTCCGAGCAGCAATACAGGTTATTGTTCAAAGAGTTCTCGATGTGTTTCCATGACCGTTTCTAAATCATCCATAAACATGCAGTCTATGATGCATTGGTAGCGGTAGTATCGAAGCATTACCGTTTTTGTAAAACCCATCGTTTCCAGCAGCATAGCAGACAGCAGCGGTGGCAGACTTAACCCAACAACAAGTTTGGTAATCTGCTCAACATCGTAAGGAAAGCTGTTGTCTTGGCACATACGCGAAATCGTAGATTCCGATAAGCAGCAGCGCTGGGCTGCTTCACGTTTTGTCCGGCAGCGGTCTTTCACCAGCTGTGACATAGCTTTTGCGGGTGTGCGTGGAAAGCTTTCAAGATATGCGACATTTTTCATCATGACTTCTTCTGGTGTCAGTCCGGCAATTTTAGCACTTTTCATAGCGTGAATCATACCATAGCGTTCATTGTACTCCTGATCCGAGTGAAGTTCACCAATCTTGTAGTTCTCATGGTTCGTTCGGTAGTGCTTCTTAAACTTCAGGCAGCACTCGTCCAAATGAGATAAAGCCCACGCCGTCAGGCAAACGCCTTTGGGTGTCTGGGATACGAAACTTGGCATGTTGACACATACATGACCATCCGCATAGATAAACTGATGGGTGCTAATCAAGCTGCGAAAGTCCGCGTCTTTTTCATACAGCTCTGTAAATTGAGAACGACCGATAACAAACGTTTCACCAGCACTAAGACGCTCTGGATTAAAGGCAAACGGTTCAATGTAGCTGCCATCGACATAATTGCAAGCACCTTTTGCAGCCGTTGCGCCAAGCATAATCAAACGAGCCTTTATCAGTGACCGACGTTTTTGCTTTTCTTGAGAAATTCTATATATCACATAGGAAATCTTTTTCCCCATGTTGTCATTGCTGTTTGCAATCTCGCGCCAATATTCCTGCACCATAGGCATAAGAACAGGTCTTGGGAAAATTCCCGCATAGCTCACATAAATTGCCTGCCTTTCTACCCACCGAATGTCCTTTTCTGCCGGTTTCGATGCTTTATCTGCTTCTTGATACTCCAACAATTTCAAATCGGCAGAATGCAGCTCTTGAAGTTCAAAAAACATGCTATGCCATTCATAGTGACCGCATTCATGATAAATAGCCCGTTCTATGTCAGAAGAAGGATACACGTTGTCGTTGAGAATGATGGTCTTTGCAGGAATAATGCATTCATGCCATGCCTCATCGTCTGTTGCAGAGCCAATGTTTCCTGATTCAGTTACGCGCACACTGCCTTCCTTCATAAAGAGCATTGCAGACGTATAGTGGTTGCGATATAAAGAGACATTTGTAATATTAAGCCCCATCGCATGAGCAAGTCTTGTCGCACCATCATGCTGATACTTCTGTGTGGCATCTTTTCCAAGATACTTTCCCAGCATTTCCAGAACAAGAACTTCCATTTCTTCATAAGAAAGCACCGGCACCAGAAACTTTGATAGCTTTGGCATCCTTCTTTCAGGGAGTCCTCCCATTGTCACATCGGTAACACTGCCAATCCTCCGAATCCCGTTTTCCAGCACAAAATCAGCAGTGCAGCAGATATAGCGAATCACATAATGCGGAATTTTCCCATCAGCGCAGACAGCAACTTTGATGCGGATTTTCATATCTGCACGCAAATTAATCCTATCTTTGCGCCAGAAAGCTGAGCGGACGATTTTTCCTGCGGAGCGGTCAAAAGCAAGTTTTACGCACCACAGCGCTTCGTCATCCTGCTGCTCCAACCCCAAATTAAGATGCTGCTTGTGTTCCATGTCAATCACAGCTTCAATCTCGTCCATCATTTCATCAAGATAGTGATGCTCAATATAGTCCTGCATCGATTGCAGGACAGAAGCCATCTGGTCGCTCACTCTTGTCGCCTCCTTGCAGATTATCAGCATGACACTGTTATTATATGATACTGGATAGCACATTGCAAGGCGTAATGTGAACATTGGTTGATTTTTAAGACATTCTGACTTTGCATATTGACAAGTATTCCGTAATCTATTATCATGTATATTATTACTGACATTGGAGTGTGATGATATGAAGCTGGCGCGAATTTTCTCTAACAAAGGCAGTCTGTCGCGTAATGCAAAAACGCAAACACAGGGAAAAAATATGGTTCGAGATAGGATTTCTTTTGCAAGCCGCTTGAAAGAGCTGCGCATGATTGCTCACATTTCTCAGATTGAGCTGGCAGAGCAGCTGCACGTTTCAAGGGCAGCTGTCGCCAATTGGGAAACTGGCAGGACTCGACCGGATATAGCGAACATTCCTGCATTATGCAGCTTGCTTGATATTTCGATTGAAGAGTTCTTCAGCGATTCATCAGACCCTGACAGCAATGCAGAACTTCGCTTATTAAGCAGCTATCGCAAACTTCCAAGCGCCCATCGTGCCATTGTTCTTAGCATGACAGAGCAGCTTCTGGCTGCTGAATGTTCCACACGCATAGACCCGCAAAATGTGCAGGAAATGCAGATTGAGCTGGTTCAGCTGCCTATGGCAGACGATGCCGTGGCAGCAGGGTTCAATCTCGATGATTTCAGCGCACACTGCAAGCAGGTTTACCTCCACTCGTCGCCAATTACGCGCAGAGCTGACCTGATTTTTCATGTGAACGGTGACAGCATGGAACCCGCGTTTCCAAATCAGAGCTATGTGCTTGTTAAGCGTGACGATGCACCTCGTTATGGTGAAGTTGGCATCTTCCAAGTAGATAATGCACTATTTATCAAGGAATACCGAAAAGACGGACTGGCTTCCTTGAACCCGAAGTGGCCGCTGATGCAAAAGGACCACTATGGAAGCATCCAATTTGTGGGGCGAGTCGTCGGCTTGCTCGATGAACATGCGTTTGCAACACGCGAGGAAATTATAACCTTTACGCAAAAAAACTGATGTGTTCAGCGAATGGCTGCTGCAAGTTAAGCAGCAGTGCTTAAAGCGATTGTGTGAGGATGAAAGCGCTATGTCTGAGAATAACTACAGAATTACAGACCGTCCATTGTTTCTTCTGCGGTATATCGTGCAGCACACCAATGATGACCACAAAGTATCGTTAACGGATTTGATTGCATATTGCGAGCAGCATGGGCACAGCGGCTCACGGCACGCAATCAGCAATGATATTGACATTCTCAATCGCTATGGATTCGATATTATCTGCACGAAAGAAGGCAATAAGAATTTTTACAGCTACGGCAGCCGCCTGCTGGAAACAGCCGAACTGCGGATGCTAATAGATGCGGTAGCCGCTGCGCCATTCCTCACAGCCCGTCATACCGCCTGCCTCACGCAAAAGCTGGCATCAATTGCCGGACTATATGATGCTGAACAGCTCTGCGCAACGGTTTCAGCAAGCAATCAGTCGAAAAGCGTCAATGGTCGTATTTTTCTATCGATTGATATTATTCATCAGGCAATAGCAGCATCAAAGAAAATCAGCTTTCAGTATGCTGCCTATAACGGGCAGCACAATCGCGAACCACGGTTTTCTCAAGAAATTGGTTTTTCTCCGTATTCGACCATATGGCGGACAGATTGGTATTACGTCGTAGGCTGGTCTGACAGCGAATCAGCTATACGCGCTTATCGTCTTGATAAAATGCAAATTCCCTGTTTCGTAGATGCGGAAGCGGTCAAGAAGCCGCTTGATTTTCACCCTGCTGATTATGTGGAATCTTATCTTTCTCATGCAAATGTTTATCAGAAAACAGCCGTTACGCTGGAATGCGAAAATAGCATGATGAACTATGTAATTGATCAATTGGGTGGGCATTTCCCATACAGGCAGATAGACAACACGCATTTTCAGGCGACGATTCCTGTGAAACTCACAAGATCATTTTGGGGATGGATTTTTGAACACGTGGGGAGTATACGAATCGCCGCGCCAGAATCCGTCCAAACGCAGTATCGCAATATGCTGCGGCGTGCATTAGAGTCCATCAACTGAATGGCTTCTCGCAAAGCTGCTGTTCAACAAACAATTTTCCGAATTTTGCATACTCCATAGTAAAATTTTTTTTGCTATGGAGTCCTTTTTTATGTCGCAAACGGGACACAAATTTACAGTTCAAGAGTGAAGGGAGTAACCTTCAAATTGCTGCATGAGGTGATTTGCAATGATGAAAGTACCAGAAGTTCAGGCTGCAATGGAGCGCACCGGCGTTGAACGCAAATGTTACACGACGGATGAAGTCGCGACGATGCTTGGCATCAGCATGAAGAGTGTTTATCAGCTGCTCAAACAGAATGCTTTCCGAAGTATCCGTCTGCCCGGAGGAATCTACCGAATCCCGAAAACTGCTTTTGATGCATGGCTCAACGCACAGCCTGAGCGCTAAGCAGGAAAGCAGGGTATCGACAGACTAAAAAAATGGCGGAAGATGTGCTATCGTTTTTGCTGGCAGGTGAAAAATCTGACTGCCGGAAAGGAGAACCACCATGAACAGAGTGCGGGAAGCATCAACCATGTCAGTGCCGACCATGCGTCAGATGCTGGGGCTGAAAAAAACAGCCAGCTACTGGCTGATTAAAAAGCAATGGTTCGATGTTCTCACGATTCACGGAGAAATGCGCGTAGTCATCAGCTCGTTTGAAACGTGGTATGCCAATCAAACCCATTACCGAAAGGTGAATGGGCCGCCGCCGGGAGAAGAGCTGCGAAAGAAGTCGTATTCCGTGAAGGATATTTCTAACCTGCTTGGCATCGGAATTGATACCGTCTACGACTTGATTCACCGGGAAAAAATTCCGTATTCCGTGTATCAATACGGTCAGTGGCGCGTCGATGCTGCAGTGTTTCAGTTCTGGTATAATTCGCAATGCACCTATCATCTTGTCACAGCTGAACACCCAAACGAGCTGCACAAAGCAAACCTCATGAAGCTCACGGAATTTGGGCGTTTATTGGGGCTTGAGCGTGATGAAACATACAAATTGGTTCGGCAGCTAAAATATGTGCTGGAAATTGTTAGTATCAACAGGCAGCTGTATGTTACCATGAGCAGCTATCAGCGCTGGCGGAAAACTGAGATGCGAACAGACGCGCAGATTGCTGCGTCTGTTGTAAAACGTTCGCGAAAGGAATTGCCGCAAATATTGCCGGCTGTCAGCAGCGTCGAGCAGGAGAGTACATCCATTCCAGCACAAAAATTCTTCACTGTGCCGGAAGCAGCGTCATTTCTGCATTTGTCGGAAAGAACCGTCTACCGGCTGTGCTCTGACGGGCGGATTCCGGCAAAACGGTTGGCTTCGCAGTGGCGCATTGCGCGGACTGATCTCGAAAGACTGTCCAATCAGAACAACAGCAATCAGCAAGGAGAAGAAATGAATGGCGACAATCATCTGTAAACGCAACAAGTTTAACGTTGTCTATTCCTACTATGATGAAGCAGGAAAGCGCCATCAGAAGTGGGAAGCCTTTTCGACAATGCCGGAAGCAAAGCAGCGCAAATCGGAAATCGAATACAAACAGCAGCTCGGCTCGTTCACCATTCCGACCTGCAACACGCTCAATGAACTGCTGAAAGAGTATGTTTCGCTCTACGGCAAGACGAAGTGGGCGATTAACGGTT